AATCCAGATTCAACAGGCGCAACCTATCGTGTTGGTTATGTCGGTGGTAAGCGTTACATCCGTACCACTATCGCCAAGACAGGCACGCATTCTAATGGTACGCCGCTGGGAACAACGGTTATCAAGAGCCATGCCCGTCATACTGGTGATAATGCGTTCGACGTACACAACGCCTAATGAGTTGGGGGCAGGGGAGACTTTGCCCCCTCTTTCTTGGAGAGCTAGATGGCAATCAAAATGATCAGACAGGCCATAGGGGTGGCCAACTTTAGGGGATCTGTAACTCGCACATTTGAGGTGGGAGAAGAGTTATCCAATGAAGCCGATTGGGAAAAGGCCCGCAACGCCAATTTTGTGGCGCAGGGGTGGGCTGAAGAAACAAAAGTGGTATCAGTGCCAGAAACCAAAGCAGAGCCGCCACAGCGGGCTAGAAACGATGACGGCACACTTAAAGGGGATGACCCAAGTACACCAAATGTAAACGAAGCATGGGAAGGTGGAGTTGCGCCAAAAAAGCGTGGTCGTCCTAAGTCAACTTAATTAGGGGGCCGCATGAGCCGTGACCTAACCACCAATTTAATTACCGAAATCACTTCAGCGGCTTTCAAGCCGTTTTATGCCATAAAAGCAGATTTGGCCACAACGACGCTTGCACTTTGGACAGGGATAGGTGATTTGTCTATCTCTGGGGTGACATATTCTGGCGTGGGTACGTTTTTAGAAATCGGTCAAGTAAAAGAAACGGCTCAGATATCAGCCAATGGGCTAGATATTTCTTTAAGTGGCATACCGTCTGATTTGCTTTCTTTGGCTCTAACAGAAAAATACCAAGGCAGGGAGCTTGAGCTTTTCTTTGGTATCACTGACCTTACAGATATTTTTCTGCTAAGAGAAAGTGGCAATTTTCTGCTATTGGAAAATGATGGCCGTATTACAATTCAGGATGCGGAAACACCAGCCTCTATGTTCAAGGGGTACATAGATCAGATGGTGATTGAAGAGGGCGCAGAGACATCAAAAATTTCTGTTTCGGTAGAGAGCAAATTGATTGACTTAGAACGGGCGCGGACCCTGCGTTACACAGATGAAAGTCAAAGGGCGCGGTTTCCAAATGATAAGGGCTTCCAATACGTCAATGATCTGCAAGATAAGAAATTCAACTGGGGCAGATCATGAGATTAGCCACTTGGGATAAAAATTTGATGGCGTACATCGAACAAAAAAGAGATGAGCCTTTTGCTTGGGGAACAAATGATTGCCTGACATTTATAAGCGGTGCAGTCGAGGCGATGGTAGGCAAAGATTTATTCGCAGACGAGATTTACAAGTATAAAGATTACAAGACAGGTCTAGCGGCTTATAAGAGGTACAAAAAAGCTGGCAAATCATACCAAGCTACTCTTGATCGCGTTTTAACACCCTTTGAGGGGCGTCTGGCTCCAAGAGGCTCAGTAGTAGCCAATATTGAGATCGGGGGCGCAGCAGAGGTGCTTGGGGCGGCATTAGGCATAGTGATTTCTGATCGTGCCGTTTATGTTGGTGACAATGGCTTGATATTCGAAAAGGTATCTGCTGAAACCAAGGCTTGGTTGGTATGAAACGGCTTTTGTTATCGACCACCATACTTTCATCATTGGTCTGGTTTACGCCTGTCAAGGCTGATCCAGTGAGTATCGCGGTTGCCACGGCGGCATCTGTGGGTACAACCGCCGCTGTTTATGGAATAGCGGCTATTAATATGCAACTCGTTCTTACGCACCTTGCCTTAAATGCTGCTATGGCATTTGTGCAAAAATCCTTACAGCCATCTATCCCTAGTGTTGGTGGTATTGGGAATATGTCAGGCATGGCTGGCTATGCCGTAAGTGGTGTTAGTCCTGTTGCGGATCATGCAATCATTTATGGCCAGACTCGCGTTGGCGGCGTCGTGATATTCAAAGAAGTCACTGATAATAATAAATTTTTGCACAGTGTCATAGCCTTGGCTGGGCATGAGTGCCAATCAGTAGATACAATTTTCTTCAATGACGAAGCTCTAACGCTAGATGGCAACGGTAATGTAACCGCGCCATCAAAGTATGTGAGCAAAGCAAGAATCAACATTGCTCTTGGGACAGATTCACAAGTGGCCGACGCGGATCTAATAAATGAATCTGCTGGTAAATGGACAGCAGATCATAGGTTGCAAGGCATTTGCTATATCTATGTCAGGCTTGAATTTGATGCTGATGCTTATCCAAATGGAGAGCCACAAATTACGGCTTTGGTCAGCGGAAAAAAGGTTTTCAACCCAAACACCAATTCCACTGCTTTTTCTGCCAATTCCGCTTTGTGTTTGAGGGATTACCTCACCTCATCATATGGCTTGGGTGCGGAAAGTTCAGAAATTGATGACACAAAATTCATAGCCGCCGCAAACGTCTGTGATGAAAATGTAAATTTATCGGCTGGCGGCACACAAAAGCGATACACAACCAATGGTTCTTTCAATACATCCAGTAAGCCAAAAGATGGCATTGATCAATTGTTACGGTGTATGGGCGGGACATTATGGTATGCACAGGGCAAGTGGCGGGTCAAAGCCGCCGCATATATAAGCCCTGCTTTAAGTTTTAGTGAGAGTGATTTGTTGGCTGGGTTGAGCGTAGTCACCAGACATAGCCGCCGTGACAACTACAATGTAGTCAAAGGCACTTTTAAAGGCGCAGAAACAAACCACCAACCATCTGATTTTCCACAAATAAAATCGACTGCATTTATTGCTGATGACGGAGGGATCGAGTCGGCTATTGATCTTGATTTAGGCATGACTGACACATCAACAATGGCTCAACGCATTGCGAAAATAGCCCTTTTTCGAAACAGAGAACAAATTATTGTAGAGGGAGCTTTTTCAATCAAGGCAATGCAAGCCCAGATTGGCGATATCATTCAGATCACCAATTCACGGCTTGGTTTCACAAATAAACAGTTTGAGGTGATGAACTGGCAGCTAAACTTGGATGAGGCAAACGGTTTTGTGGTCAATATGACATTACAAGAAATTAGCTCTAGTGTTTATGACTGGAACGCAGAGGAAGCAGCGTTTGAAGCAAACAACACAAACCTTGCTGATCCATTTGATATCCCACCTATTGGTTTAGCCATAGCCAGTGAGGCGCGGGTCATCAATGAGCATCTGACAAATGTCATAATTGCTACAATTACAGCGGATGCTCCAGAGCGTGTGGATAATGTAGAAGTGCAATTCAAGAAATCGGCTGATTCAAACTTCATAAGTGCTGGCACGGGTGATTTGGGGGAGTTCGAAATACTTGATGTGCAAGACAGTCAGTATGACATTAGGGCTAGGGCTATCAATACTTTTGGCCTCAAGGGCGACTTTGTTACAAGAAGTAACGTCACGGTGGAGGGGCTTGCAGACCCACCAGAGGATGTAACAAACTTCAGCTTCAATGTTTCATCGGCGGGCATACACCTTGAGTGGGTTCCTGTAGGTGATCTTGATTTGTCATTTTATAGAATACGCCATGCGCAAGCAGAAACGGGCGCAACATTTGCCAATGCAACAACGGCGGTCAACAAGGTAGCTAGGCCAGCCAACAGTGTTACAGTTCCCCCAAGGTCTGGCACATATCTTATCAAGGCTTATGATAAATCAGGCAACCAATCGCAAACCGCTACGAGCGTTGTGATAAGAGCGGCTGATCTTGATGTATTTACGAATGTACAGACACAAACAGAAAGCCCAAGTTTTGGCGGCTCAAAAACAGGCTGTAGTGTTGTAAGTAACAGATTACGCATCACCGACCCCTCATCCGCTCCAAGCACAGCAACATATGATTTTTCCGCATATATTGATACAGGTTCAGTCAGGGTGGCACGAGTCAATATGGAAATGACAGTGGTTAGACTCAATGATGCCACAACAGATACATTTGATACCCTCACTGGTAATTTTGATGATTTGGCGGGATTGTTTGATGATCTCACGGGCGGCTCCTCATTTTCTGATAATGATGTCATACAATTTGTTTCAACCACTGACGACAACCCTGCAAGCTCACCAACATGGTCAGCTTACAAGCGTTTCAAATCAGGGGACTTCAGTGGACGGGCTTTTCGTTTTAGGGTACAGTTGGAATCAACAGCAAATGATATTACTCCCGCGCTTTCAGCTTTAGCGGCAAAAGTGAGGTATAATTAATGGCAACCCATGACTATGTAATCAACAACCAGACCACCCCAGCATTTCGTTCAGACCTGAACAACGCTCTTGCCGCGATAGCTTCCAACAATAGCAGCGCAAACGCGCCATCACCCACTTTCGCTAATATGTGGTGGATGGATACAACCAATAATTATCTGCGTATCAGAGATAAAAACAATGCCAACTGGATTATTGTGGCAGAGATGGATGTCACAAACAGTAGGGTTAAGCTGATTTCTGATAGCCTCACGGCGGCATCTAGTGGCGGCATTGATATCCTAAATAGCAGCGGCACAAAAATCATCGATCTTGCAGTCGCATCACAGGCAACGGCAGAAGCGGGAACGAACAACACTGAATTAATGACACCGCTGCGAGTTAAGCAATCAATTGCAGAAAACTCTGTCAGTTATCCACAAGTTATTAGTGTTTTGACTAGTGGTAATTACAGTATTCCATCAACTGCGCAAGCGATCCTTATCAGGGCATCAGGTGGGGGCGGTGGTGGTTGTACTGGTTTTACATCTGGTGGTGGTATGGGAGTCAATAACGGTACAAATGGCGGTAACACTACCGTTAGCAACGGAACACTCAGTATTTCAATGACTGCGACTGGGGGGCGTGCTGGACAATATACAACCAGCGGTTCAATGAATGATATTATTAGCGGATCAACGGGTGGCGATGTGTTAAACGCAGTAGGTGCGGCAGGGGGGCGAAGTCGTGCGGGTGCTGGTGGTAACTTTACTTATGATGGGCCGCCAGATAATGGCATGGCTGGAAACGTGGTTCAAAAGTATGTTATCGGTTCAAATGTAGGCGGCCAATCGCTCACAATTAGTTATGGAGCGGCGGGTTCAGCTGGGGACTCAAGCTCTACAGCGGGTCAAGCTGGTTTTGTTGAAGTTACGGTTTGGTAGGTAAAAATGGCTAATGCAAAAATTTCTGATCTCACTGCCCTAACAGGCGCGAACACGGCGGCTGATGATTTATTTGTTATTGTTGATACATCAGTCTCAACCACCAAAAAGATCACCCGCGCAGAGCTTGTCAATGCACTTGAGCTTGGCACGTTTGATGCTGTGCAGATTACAGGCGGCACAATCAACGGTGCGGTTATAGGTGGATCAACTCCCGCCGCGATTACAGCCACAACATTTGCCCTTGGGACCAACACCGCAGACAACATATTGATTGCGGATGGCACAGATTTCAAATCCAAGGCAATCGGAAGTTTAAGCGAAATAAGCAGTGTCGCAGCAGATGACGTTTTATTGGCGATTGATACTTCAGGTGGTGGCCTTAAAAAAATACAGAGATCAACGCTTGTTGCTGGCCTCGCTCCAACAAACGCAATCACAGCGGTTGTAGAGGATACAAGCCCAGAGCTTGGCGGCGATTTAGATGTGTTAACCCGTGATATAGTTTCAAGCTCAAACCGTAACATTGATATTTTGCCAAACGGCACGGGCAAGGTGAATCTTGATGGCGATGGTTCCAGTGGGGGTGTTACCATATCAGATGGCTTGGTGGATATACGCACAGGCACGGGAAGCCGCGCTCAGATTAAGCTCTATTGTGAATCAAGCAATGCTCATGCTCAAACTATACAAGCGCAACCCCATTCAGCCAGCGTCACCAATACCCTCACATTGCCAGCGGGTAGCGATCAGGAGTTTGTCGGCACAATAGCAACACAAACAATGACCAACAAAACGCTCACAAGCGCGGTTTTGAATGGGTCAATATCTGGCACATCGATCAAAGATGAAGATAATATGGCATCAGACAGCGCAAGCCATTTGGCAACACAGCAATCAATCAAGGCATATGTTGATTCAGAGGTTTCTGCATCTGGCGTAACAGCGGGTTTTGCCATTGCTATGGCGGTGGCACTTTAGGAGATATTCATGGCGCAGGATTTTGAGAGAAGCATACAAAGAAATGTTGGCACGAGTGCCACTACGGTCAGGACTTCAAACTCTGATGATGTGCTTGTGGGTATCAATGTTGCCAATGTTCACACCAGCCAGATAACAATTGATGTATTTATAAATGATGGATCAAATGATTATTACATCGTCAAAGCCGCGCCAATACCCGTTGGCTCTGCCCTGCAAGTGTTGGATGGCGGTGCAAAAATAGTGATGCAAAGCGCAGATGTTCTCAAGGTTCAATCTAGCGTGGCCAGTAGCGCAGATGTTTGGGTATCTGCCGTGGATGCCATAAGCACATAGGAGGTTTTGATGCCATATATTGGTGCTGGCATATCAAGGTTTAACACGGCAGATGAGCTTACTGTCACTGGTGATGCCGAGTTTGATACCACAACGCTTGTAGTCGATTCCACCAATAACCTAGTCGGCATCGGTGTTGCTTCGCCAGCGGTGGCTAGTGGAACTGGTTTGCAAATTCACAATGCTACCAGTGGCGCACAAGCACGATTGTCCATAACAAATAACTCCACTGGATCAGCTTCATCAGACGGTTTGCAGCTTGTGGTAGAAAATGGAGGAGGGGCAATTGTTGAGCAACGTGAGGCTCAACATCTTGGTTTTGCAACATCCGCTTCTGAACGTATGCGGCTTTCTTCAGCGGGCTTCTTAGGGGTGGGTACTAGTTCCCCATCAACGGCAATAGATTGTGAAGGCGCGGGAGTTCCTTTCTCGATCAACAGTAACAATAGCAATCAATACAAAGTTCAATTGGAGGATGCTGGAAGCGTGAGGGCATACTTGGGTGCAAGTTCTTCCGCTTCTTTTGTTGTGGCGAATGGGTCTGTTTCTGAAGCCTTGCGCGTTGCGAGTGATGGCGACCTTCTTGTCGGCAAGACTTCAGATACTTTTGCCACTGATGGAACTGCGCTTAAATCCACTGGTGAAGTTAATTTCACAAGAACAGATGCCGTTCCTATATCATTACGCCGAAGTGGAACAGCAGGAAATCTGATTGAGTTTTACCATGATTCTTCAGTGGTTGGGGCAATCAGTGGCGGCAACGGCGACTTGAGGCTTGGAACAGGAGACATTTTCCTTCGTTTCTTTGATGCAGGGACAGCAGTTATCCCCCGTACAGCAGCAGATGCCACATCAAACGGCGTGACTGATCTTGGTAATTCCAGCAACCATTTTAAAAACGCTTATTTCACTGGCACTGTTTTCGCTGAAGCATTTACTGGAAGAGCCGACACAGACACATCAATCCAAATGGCTGGCTCTGACCAAATGAAGTTTTTCACTGCCAGCACCGAACGGATGAGGGTCAATGCTTCAGGCCACGTTAATATTGGGCAAACCGCTACAAACATTCCTGGTCAGGGCAATTCACAGGCAGGAACCAGCTTACGAAGCGTTGGTGACGCTTATTTTAGCCGTGATGGTGATTTAGCGTTGAATGTCAACCGTAACGGCAGTGACGGCAAGGTTGTATCATTTAGGCGTGGCGGAACAGAAGGCGGTAGCATTTCCGTTACAACAACCAGCGCAACTTTAGCTAGTTCGTCTGATGCTCGTCTAAAGTCTAACATAGAAGACGCAGCATCAGCATCTGACAAGATTGACGCTATTCAGGTCCGACAGTTCGATTGGAATGAAACTGGTGATCATCAAGATTATGGTCTTATTGCGCAAGAGTTGCAGCTTATAGAACCACTTGCTGTGGTAGGAAGTCCTGATAGTGATGAGATGATGGGAATAGATAACAGTAAATTGATTCCAATGCTAATTAAAGAAATACAGAGTTTGCGTAGTCGCGTGGCTGCATTAGAATCCAACTAAAGGAGTAAACTATGGCAACAACAATGACATTTGAATATCCGCAACTTGATCGTGTTGCCAAAGAAGGCGACAAGGTTGACGTTGTTCAAACAATACACTGGAGAGTAAAGTGTGTCAGTGACAGCGATAAGGATGAGAATGGCAACTTCCTCATGGCATCCCAATACGGCACAACTTCCACTCCAATGGAGGAAGGTGCTGATTTTGTAGCATATGATTCAATAACCAAGGATTGGTGCAAAGCAAAGGTTTTGGCTGACTTGGGCAAGACAGAGGAAGAACTCAAGGCTATCCTTGATGCACATATAGCAGAACAAAAAACGCCAACAATTCTGACAGGAACTCCATCGGGGTGGTAAAATGAGTGAGAATATAATTACTATTGACGGCAAAGCATACAAAACAGAGGACATGGATGAAAAGCAAACGTACTTGATAAATCAGATACGGGCCTGTCAACAAAAGGCTCAGAATATCCGTTTTGAGTTTGATCAAGTGCAAGCTGCGCAAAATGTTTTTGTAAATGAGCTTATAAAGTCAGTGCAAACTGAAAAGGTACAAGCAGAGGTAGGGTAATATGGCCTACTTAGGTAGATCACCATCACAGGGTGTCAGAAATCGTTATTATAAAACGGCATCTGGGGGCGAGACATCAATAAGTGGTTCGCTTACGGGCGGCACTTTGACTTTCACTGATGGCAACTATGTCGATGTAAACCTGAATGGAATTACTTTAGTAGCAGGGACAGATTATAACACAAACACCGCTAACACCATTTCAGGTCTAACAGCCCTGACTGCCAATGATGTAGTCGAGATTGTTGTGTATGACGTATTTAGTGTGTTTAGCGGTAATGTGAACAGCGACTTCAGCATAGGGGGTAATCTAAGCGTTACTGGCACAACGACTATCACTGGACTTACAACAACTGGTGATATCAACTTTGGTGATAACGATAAGGCTGTATTTGGTGCTGGCAGTGACATGGAAATATTCCATCAAGGTGCTAACTCATTTATCAAGGACAACGGGACAGGCGACTTAGTTTTGAGAACAAATGGCAATAATATATTGCTACAAAACTCCAATAACCAAAATATGATTAGAGCCGATAGCGCGAACGGGGAAGTAAAATTATTTCATGGAACAAGTAGCGGTGTAGAAAAACTCGCCACCACATCAACTGGCATAAATATTCAAGGTTCTGCTGGCGCAACTCTGAAACTTACAAGCACAGACACGACTGGCGCGGATACAGAACTTCTTGGACAAATTGACTTCGTAAGTTCAGATAGTTCGACAGGCTCTGCTGGTACGCAAGCGAGAATAAAGGGCGTTTATGAGGATAACGGAGACAGTTCTGGCATAGCGTTTTTAGCAGGAGCCTCAACAGGCAGCGGCACACCAACGATTAGCGAGGTGATGCGGATACGGCATGAAGGTCGTGTTGGAATAAAAACTACGGCTCCTGACGCAGCGTTGCACGTTCTTGATACTTCGTTACCACAGACAAAAATTGCTTACGATTCAAATCGTTACATGAATATTGAACATGCCACTATTTACAACGTCAGTGGGGCATCACAGTCAAACAGTTTAAAAATCGCTAGTAGAGGGTACAACGGCGGCAACGATATAATTTTTGCTACGGGCGGCACAGATGCGGCTGGCAGTAGTGAAGCTGAACGCATGAAAATCTTGTCTGGTGGCAATGTAGATATCTCTGCTGGTCATCTTCTCCTTGATAGCGGTTATGGAATTAATAGTGGTGGTAATCTTGTATTCTTTACAAGCAATTCTGAAATGTCCAGATTTGATACAAGCGGGAATTTCCTTGTTGGTAAGACTTCTAGCGGCTCATTCACCCAAGCTAGTTGCGAGTTGAACAACACAGGCTATGTAATGTGTCAACGTGATAATGGCGCAGCGCTATTTCTTTCCAGAGGAGGAACAACATCAACTGGCGCACAGATTGCCTTGTACAATGGCAATAACCAACAAGGCACGCTCGGAAACAAAGTCGGTAGAATGTACTTAGGTTCTTTTGATACTGGGCTAGTCTTTGAAGGGTATTTTGATAATTCCGTTATTCCTTTCAGTCCAGATGATCAGAACATCAGAGATAACGCTATCGATTTAGGTTACGGATCATCACGTTTTAATGACATTTACGCAGGTAACACATCAATTATTGGCACATCCGATGAAAACGAAAAAGAACAGATTGCCAGCCTGACAACTGCCGAAATTACGGCAGCAAAAGCAATTAGCAAGCTGTTCAAAACATTTAAATGGAAAGACAGGGTTGCAACAAAAGGTGATGCAGCCCGTAAACATACAGGTCATGTCGCCCAAGAGGTCCAAGCAGCGATGTCTGATGCTGGTCTGGATGCTTCTGACTATGCATTCTGGTGTTCAAACACTTGGTGGGAAGCTGAAGAGACAATTACAAAGGAAGATGGCGAGACTCATACAGCAATAGTTCCTTATCAGACAGAGGAAGATGCGCCAGAAGGCGCAACAAAACGCACTCGTTTAGGGATTCGCTACCCTGAATTACTTGGTTTTGTTGGTGCAGCTACAGAACAAAGGCTTGCAGACATTGAGGCCCGTATCGCAAAGTTGGAGGAGGGATCGTGACCAGAGCAAGAGATAAAGCCTCAGCCGTAGAAGCTAATTTCAGATCAACAGGAATTGATGATAATTCTGATGCTCTCGCCATTACAATTGACAGTTCAGAAAATGTGTTGATTGGCGGCACTGAAGTCAACCCACAGAATCAGTCATCTGGTTCTGGTTCTGCGCTACGAGCCGATGGTCGAGGTTTGTTTAGGAATACAAGTTCCACGGTTTTAGCTGCGAATTTGCAGGGAAATGATGGTGAAATCATTAGAATTTGTAAGGACGGATCAACGATTGGCCAACTAAATTCCATATCTGGACCCCAGATAGCACTTGTACAAGGCTCTACGGGGTTAGCTTTCTATAACGGCGGCAACCAAATATATCCAACTGATGGTTCTGGAAACAGAGATAACACTATAGATTTAGGTTACTCTTCTAGCCGCTTCAAAGATCTTTATTTATCAGGTGGCCTATACATTGATGGCACAACCGCAAACAACAGGCTGGCAGAGTATGAACGAGGCACTTGGACTCCAGCGGTTTCTAAGGGAAGTGACACTGTAAGCAATCCAAATAGCTCACACGCTTATTACATCAGATTGGGCGATATTCTTCAGATTACTTTTTACTATTACAAAACGGGCGTTACTACAACAGACAGCGATAGATGGAAAGTATCAGGAGTTCCGTTCACAATGAAATCTGGTTCTGCTGGTGGATATCCAATAGGTCCAGTTGGATATATCAATATTGCTGGAGACAGAAGTGGAAATGGCTTTCACAGGTGGCAAGCAAATAATGGCACAATTTTTAGTTTATATGGGACAAACGCAACCACTAATGTTTCAAATCAAGCCATAGAGTTTTCTGGCACGTTTGTGGGTAGATTGGCATAAGGAGATAGAGATGGCACTCACTGAAGAAACAGTGGAGGACAAGATTGAAGTTGTTGATAACACCTATGTACAGGTGCGCACCGCCACTATTATCAAGCGTGATGGAGAAGAAATTAGCCGTTCATTCCACCGCCATTCTTTATGTCCAAGCAAAAAAACAGATAGCGGTTGGACTGATACTGATATAAGTGGAGAGTCCAAAGAGGTGCAAGGTATATGCAACGCTGTTTGGAGCGATGCAGTCAAAAAAGCCTATCAAGAGCAAGCGGACAAAGACGAAGAGGCAGGATAACATGAGCGGTTTATCTGTAACGACTGATCCATCTAGTGAGCCGCTCACAAGCGCAGAGACAATTTCGTATCTTAGACTTGATTCTGGCGTTGATACCACTTTGATCGGCAACCTTATAAAAGCCGCAAGGGTCTGGACTGAAAACTACTTGAACAGAACTCTTATAAATACCGTTTACAAGTTATCGCTTGATGGAATTGATGAAATGGATATGCCGCTCAAAGAGGGCATTTATACTGCACCGTATAATATTTCATACATCAATTATATTGAGTTGCCTCGCTCACCTGTATCAGCCGTCAGCAGTGTAAAATATTTCAGCGATGACAACACAGAAAGCACTTGGGCCACCAGCAATTATTATGTTGATACGGTTAGAGAGCCAGCGCGGATTGTCTTGCGCGATGGGGGATCTTGGCCCACTGATTTGCGTAATGCTAATGGCATTGAAGTGAATTACACAGCGGGATATGGAACAAATACCACAGATGTTCCAGAGGCTATCCGCGTTGCAATGCTCGAATACATAACATTTTTGTATGAACACAGGGGCGATGATGAGGGTAGAAGGCTTGAGCCAACACCCATGATAAAAAGCCTACTGCAATCCTATATCATCATGCGTTACGGAAAGAGTGCTTTTGGCGGGGGCTATTAATGGCTATCGGCAAGATGCAACACTCTCTGCAACTTCAAAGTAAGGCATCATCCGCTGATGGCGGTGGCGGCTCATCTGGTGCGTTCTCTACTTTTGCCACTACCTTTGGATCAATAGAGGCGCAAGGTGGCGGTGAAAGGTTTTATGGAGATCAAATAGAGCCGCGCACAACCCATAAAATTACAATTAGATTCCGCAGAAACCTTAAAGTGACACACAGAATATTGTATGCTTTCACTGTTGATGGCACAAGTTATACCCGTTTGTTCAATATCAACCGCATACAAAACGTAGGTGAAAGAGACAAATACCTTGAGCTTTTGTGTACAGAGGGGGTAGCAACCTGATGGC